TAACTGAACTCCTGTGATGAAGAATGTTCTGTCTGTGCTGTCAAAGAATGAGCTTCCCCCTGCAGCCCTATTAGCGTTTGTTACACTAGCAAAAGAAGATGAGTTTAACGTACCACCTGCAAAAGTAGAACCTGCATGAAGAAAAATAATAAGCAGTAAACTTGAATTATTGTCATCATCAAAAGCACCTGTAGTATCAGCAGGAAATGTAAGTTCTACTCGTGTCCAATCTGTTGTTACATTAAATGTTTTGGAACATTGTCTTGAGTTATCTTCATCAAACAACTCACACACATATGTGGCACTAGCATTACCCTTTACATAAAACGAAACAGCAAAGGGCTTTGCATCTGACGTTCCTTTTGCAAACGCTTGTAAATTTTGACCTTCTATTCTTTGTTCAATTTGTAGTCTTTCACCTGCTGCTATTGATGTATCTGCAGTAGTGCAAGCTAGTTTTAAACTATTAGCAAAACCACTAGGAGCAGAACTATCTTGTGTCATGGTAAATCGTCCTGCATTAGCACTATCAAGATTTAGATTGAACCTGTCTATAGTGTAGTATCCATCAGTAGCACCCAATCCTGTGCTTGACGTTCCTCTCTGTGCCACATTCATCGCACCATTTATGATGACATTCCTGTTTACTCCACCACCACCTGCGTTGATGTTGCCTATTAGGTTTGCTAATTCTGCTGCTTTGCTCATGCTAAATCTCCGTGTGCTGCTTTTGAAACAATAGCTACGTCTACTCCACTAGCACCTGTATTATAGACTTCTACACGAGTTGCTGAAGTTGTTACAGATTGTTGAATAAAATCAGCCCCTGCTCCACTTATATTAACAGAGTAGTCGTTGTTTGCCATTGCATTAGTCAATGTTGAGCTATAGTCTCCTGTAGTATGGTCAGTTATACTAGCATAATTGAATGAATCTTGTATAGCAGCAGTGCTTGTTCCGTTAAATTGTAACCATCCTTTACACAATCCCTGTTGCAGATTAGTCGTGGTGCTATTCCCTTCGCCTGTCACAGCGATTGACCCTGCTGTGGTTACACCTGTTAATGTATTAATTTTTAGTGTTGATGCCATTATGCTAAGTCTCCACAAATTTGTACACCTGCTTCTTTTACATCCACAGCATTAGTGTTTGCCTGTTTTGCTACAAACCTAACTGAACCGACTAAAACTTGGTCATCGTTTTCTAAAAAGGTACGGTCAACTCCATGCGTGGTACACGAGTAGTCATCATTTGCCATGTCGTTAGTTATGCTAACTGTATAATCTCCTGTTCCTTCGTCAATTAAACCAGAGCAATTAAAACTATCAGAAAATGAGATACTACCTGCAGTCCCATCAAATTTGCACCAACACTTAGTTAATCCCTGCTGTACACTCGTAGTAGTTGTACCACCCTCTCCAACAATAGTGGTCTGTCCTGTGGAGTTCATGGTTAGCTTTGTAGCATTGGCTACCTTCAGCAATATCTGGTCATTAGTCGCAAGGTCAATCCCAGTGTCATTATCTCCCCCTGCATTGACGATTGTATCTACTTTAATTTCACTTGCCATTATGCTAAATCTCCTCCAAATGCTGCAGCCATTACAGTATCAGATAAACTATCTCCAGTGCTAAAAGAAAATTGTGAACAGGCTGTAGTTGTTAAGTCTTGAGGAGCAATCATTGTATACCCATAATTACCATCGTTAGGAATGGCTATGTAGCCATCATCAGATATGTATGGATTAGCATGAGCGTAGTTAATTTTGCCTGTAGATGCGTCTGTTACACTACTCAAATTAAAAGTATCGCCAGAGGAATTATCTGACTGCTTAAATATAACACTAAAGCCCTTTATTAATCCCTTTTGAATAGATGTAGTAGTGCTACCCTCAGTAATATTCATACTACCCTTTGTTGTTCTTCCTTCTATATTATCTACTTGTAATTTTGATGTCATAATATTGTATAAAATCCATTAACTGTTAGCGTTGCTGATGCACCGACTGTAATTGGTCCTGCTGATAGAGCATTGGTTGTACTACTGATTGTTACATCAGCACTGATTGTCTGACCATTGGTTCGTATGATGCTGTCGTTACCTAAGAAGGGATACCGTGTGTCAGACTCAGACTTGGTGTAGCTGTTGGCTATACTAAATGTGTCATACACAACTATCTCTACTACATCATTAGCTGATGCTCCTGTTACCAACACAACTGATGTACCTGATGTAGAGGTGTAGTCGGTTGCAGGTTTGAGTAAGATTCCATTCTGATACACATCAACGTACTCTGAGTCTGGATATGTCAATGTGAGTGAGTTAGCATCTGAACCACTGAAGGATGTCTGCCCTGCTGTGGCTTGGTAGATGAACCTGTTACGGATACCTTGCTGTGGTGCTTTTCCTATGTATGGCATTTAGTTATTCTCCTATGACGGCTTTGTTGGGAACTTAATTGAGAACATATCAACTGGTGCTGAAGTCGCAGTAATTACTTGATTGATAAAGTCTGAACTTGCTGTTGAAGGTAAATCCCTCAATGCTTGCCTATACGTTTTCCAATCAGCATCATTTGATAAAGTCACATCTCTGCTTTGTGTCCAGTCGCTTTCTGCTAAAAGTTTGTCTCTAGTTTCTCTTAATTGTTTCATCGCTATTGACATTATGCGTTCACCCTTAATCCAAATAGTGACATATACGTTCCTGCTAGTTCTCCAGTTTCACCCATAAAAGCAAAGCCAGTAAAGGTAGTATCTGCACTCCCATTATTGTAACGTCCAAAGGATTGTGACCTTATGTATGCACCAAGTGTTTCATTATAACCCACCAAATCACTCTTCATCATTGGTCTGTGTTTAGACCCTCTGTCAGTATTTGTACCACTTATAACAGTGGCAATAACACCATACATATCAATTTCACCATACAAACCAGTATCTTGTGCAGTTCCATCTCCGTTGTCATTTAAATTTCTAAACAAACGCATTCTATCATCACTATTATCATTGTTACCGATGTATGAGCCTGTATTTACTGAAAGCTCTTGAGTATGCCATCTATAGTTTGCATCAGTTATTTCAGAACTACCATTCATCCATCGCATAGTTATATCATGTGCTCCACTTGTGTGAGCAGAACCATAGAAACCAATAACCAATTTGTACGTTATATAGTCCGTTGTGAAAACATCTTGGAAACGTATAGATGCAGCAGTAGAGCCACTTAATTCACTATCGGAGGTACTTACCTTTGTTGTAATGTGTTCATATATACCTGCTCGTTTTGGTATGGTCAAAACATCACTAGAACTAATCGTAGCTCCACTCACTCCACTTCCAGTAACTTTAGTTAAAGCCATCTATTTACCTCATGCGTATGGGCTTGTACCCAATGTGCTTGCATCCCAAGCAGCTTTTAGTTTAGCTATTGTGTCTGCATCATCTATAGCCTTTGCAGAAGGAGCATCTCTCAATGCTTTCTTCTTGTTTACAGATGCTGTTTTAGCAGATGCGTCATCAGCTTCAAGTGCCTTCATGTATGTTACATCTTCAGCTTCAAGTAAAGGCTTTCGCACTTCCCTGATTTTATCCTTGAAGATAACTTTAGCAGCAGTCATGTCTTCAGCCATAACACTACCATTTAGTTTCCAAGCATTTCTGAAATGCCTGTCGGAAGGTATAGTTGCTGTTGAAGCATCTATTGTTGCACCATCCTTGTCGGTTACAAAAGTCTTAGTTGCCATGTTAGTTCCTCCTATTTAAGCAGCTATTTTCCAAGCATTTCGCCATGTTCGTTTTTGTGGCAGTTGCTCTTTCTTACATATGACAAGTCTTGGTCGGTTTGACTTCTCATAATCTCTCCATACCCTTTCAGGTATATCTTTCTGTATTAGATACTCTATTGCTTCTTCTTCTGTCATAGCCTTCACAGGCTCAGTGTTATGCAACAAGTATCCTCTTGTATGCTTTACAAAGTCTGGTTGTGCTTCGTCCTTCTTGAGTTCCCAATACACCCACACAGGTGGTAGTATGCCACCATTCAATGCACACGCCATCCAGTTAGGGTCAGGGTGCGTTATCTTTGCAGGTTCATCTAGGTTGTCAGGGTCTTCCCACACAATGCAGAACTCAGTTCTGTGTGGCTCTAAGTTTTCTTTTGCCCACCCTAGTCTGTCCCATAAATGTGTTCCTTGAAACTCTGGTGTCATGCTAAATCTCCTGCCACCTGCATCATTAATCCAATGTCAGCATAATTACTTCCATTATAAGCTCTAATATTAGCTAAACTTGTAGTTCTACTTCCTATTTGCTCCCACTCTTGGTCAATATTGCTTTGAGGACATATTGTTGTTGCAAAATTAGTATTGTTCATAGCACTAGCAAAATTTATATTTTGCTGTCCTGTAGTACTATCTCCTAAAGAAGATACGTTAAGACTGTCGTTTAAGGTTTCCCCATCTGCTGATGTATTCGCCCAAACTTTTGCTAAACCCTCTTGCACATTCGTAGTGGTAATATTCCCTG